CCCCGATGTCGCCACAACTACCGAGATCGCAAGACTGCGAACCCGGCGACGCCGTAAGTCTGTGTGCCCTCCCAGCGAGAGGTCTCAAGGGGCTATACTCCTCGGACAGAAGATGAAGTCCTATGTGGAAATCCCCTATGTTGACTTGGCTGGGCACAGCTCACCAACGCCGCAGGTTCAGGCACGCCATTCGGCGCAACAGCCCTGTTCTCCCGGCACCCCAATCGTCGGCTGCGTGTAGAAGCCGTATCTGCCCCGCTCCTCATTCATCCTGAACTTCGGTTCCAGGGTATACTCGTGGACGAAATCAGTATCCGTCCGCAAGAGGGAGTCGGTGTGCAGCGCGGGACCAACCTGTACTAGCCGCTTATTCCACGTCGTCGGGCTCGTGAAGCCCGGCCCGCGGTAGGCCCGTACTAGGCGAAGAACCTCAGGGTCAATCTCCTTGACGACCCAATCGGCCGACTTGGCCGGTATCGTCGGGGCCTGATAGCCCAACAGATCAGGAGGTTCGGTCTCCAGCGAACGTTCGTTCTCACGCAGCGGCTCGAGCTTATTGCGTACTGCCACGAAGGCGACCCGTGGAAGGCGCTCCTTCTGATAGGAGCGCCGTACTGCCACCATCGGAACGATCTTCCGCCCTTCCAGCCGATGCGGCCGGTTAAGATCGATCCACTGGCCAGGAACGGCCGGATCAGGCAGGTGGTCAAACGCCTTCAGCACCGCGACGGTCCCATGATCGTCCTTCTGGAAGTGCCTCGTCCGCCACATCTCGCGGATGCAGCCGGCAACTTTCTGGTGCCAAGTGGTGAAGTACGTAGTGTGCCCCTCGGGTACCACGATCCCGATGCCTCCGAGCTCCGGAGCGGCGTGCAAGTTCAGCTCGCCGTCCTGGGTAAGGGCGCGAATCTCATCGCGCCAGAGCTCATGAATTCGGAGGAGAGTGCGTCGAGGATCGTTGGACCCCTGGATGCAGGCGTTCCAGATGTCGGCCGTTGGCTTCATCTTGACTTCCGCCCGAGTCCCGATCACCAGCTCAGCCCGAGGCTTGAGGTCGGCGAAGCTATCCAGCTCCCGTTCGACACTCTTGCCCTGGTAGAGCAGGCCGGTGTTCAAGAACCCGACTTTGCGGAAGACAGGACGACGATCCGCGACGCTCTTGGATGAGCACTGTCGCGAAGGATCGTACAGCCAGCCTTCGGAGTTCACCGTCACGAAGTTCGGGGCAATGTAATTCTTGCCCTGGGACAACGTAAATCCGCACCGAGAAATCCACTTCTTCCACACTTGGTAGAAGTCCTTATTCGCGCGGAAACAAATGTCGTCCCCGTTGACGAGAACAGGCAGTTGGTCCAAGGGGACCTTCCGCTTCGTGTACTCCTGGAACGCCGCCGCGTAGGCACACAAGTTGATGGCGCAGAGAATAGGGAACGAGAGGGGCGAGCCCATAAGCTGCCCGTTCCGCTGAAGGAAGGCTTCAGGGGCACCTTCGAGATCCTCCGGATATTCGATCCAGTGGTTCCCGAGCACCCGCCGGCCAACCTTTGCCATCTCCTCAGTGGCTCCCATGCCCTTCAGGGCCTCCTCGAAAACCATCGAGTTGACCTGGGCACTAAGGCCATCTGTTGCCGCCGAGTAGTCCCCGGACACCCAGTCCGTGAACTCAAGACCAAGGGCCTTCTCCCGCTCCAGCAGGTCGTGCAGATCCGCCTCCATGAGGGGCCTGCCGGTCAGCCGAAATGCGGGGAACTTCTGTAGCCGACGCCACATGCTCTTCTGCATTGGCATCGACGCCCAGTAGGGCAAGGCTTCTCCCTTGGTTATCAGGCGACATTTGAGGGGTTCCAAGATCCCGGCGACCTTCGCTCTGATGGGGCCATCCTCCTCGGACGCCCAGCGAAAGGCCAGACGCGCAGTCACTCGGGGCAAAATACCTCCGATGTGCGTGTCCTTCAAGCCGCGATCATCAAAGTAGCGGACCCAGGGCAGGTCGGGCTCCGTGTTGAGCTCCGCATACCGCCGCTCCTTCGTCCCCGGCGTGCCGATCCACCTATGATTATGGTTGGACCGGGCAATCGCCATCTTCTCTGCGTCGTCATAATGCCGCAAATCCTCCTGCACGCCGAGTCGGCTCGCCACATGTAGGCGAACTGCTCCTTGGCGCCCTCCTTCCGATCGCTTGCTCTCATAGCTCGCGTTGGTCGAAGGGTTAGCAAGAGTCTCCAGGTCGGCCCGCGCCTGCGGATCGACGGAGTAGCGGCTATAAACCTTCCCCGTCTTCCTCGATCGCCATGGACGGATCTCGCTACGGAAAATTTCCCGAGCAATCCGACGAAGAACCTCAAGATGGTCCTCCGCGATCACAGGAAGAGCCTGGCTTAGGGCCTCCTTGTGCTTCTGCATGGTCTCCGCAATGAATCCCAGCGGGACCTCGCGGCAGCCACGTTTTGCACCTTGGAGGAAAGCCCAGCAAACTTTCGCGCTACGCATCTCCGTCGTTCGCGACGCGAGGATGTTGCGCATATGCTTGCGGGCACCACCGCCATAGGGGAAGTGCATCTTGCTCGAGCCGAACGCTCCTTCGAGACAGGACGGCATGGGAGGAAGTTCATCCCTCAGCCACGCCGCCATAGGCCAGCAGACCAGGTACTTGACAGCCTTGACAAGTTCCGTGGTCGAGCGCAGAGCCAATAGGATCTCGAAGAAGCGATCCAACACGGTGATCGACTGCTTGCCGAACACTCCGTCCGCGTCCACAAGGACCTCGGTACAGGAGCGAATGGCCTGGATGATCGCTTCCAATCGGTCGCAATCAACAGCAGCAGTCACATCGTCCGTTGGGGAATAGTTCTCAAGCCACAGCCTGAGCGGTACGGGAAGCCTTTCCGAAGGAATGCCCCTCCGCTCTAGCACTGAGTGGTCGAGAACTACCGTGTGACGACCATCGCCACGGTGGGAGTCCGCACCCCCCCCGCCCGCCTGGCGAGGGGCCCCGGTTGACACAACCCGGGGACAACGATACAGTACATCGAGGAATTTCATAATTCCAATGTCCTGC